ATGACACTTGATGCTTTATTTCAGTTAATGAAAATTATATCGCCATCTGAAATTCCATCAGATGGCGATTTAGCGAATTTTATGACCCTGCTTATCTCCACCAAAAATCATTCTGACGCCCTGTTACCGTTTTCGCAGCGCGCGTATATGCTTTCAGTTGCCTATCGCGATCCCCAAAAAGCAGCTGCGTTGCTTTCATCCTGTCAGCCCGAAGCAGGCAACCCTCTCCCGCTGCTCAACTTCTCTGGCTGGCCGGACGTGCGTTACGCCACTTCTGGTGAATTACAGACGCCCGAGTCTGAGGACTATTTTCACAAGATTTCGTCTGCCGCCACGCTATTACGTGCGGCAATTATTGACGCTGAGCAACAGAAAAACACGCCAGCATTTTATATTCTGGATAAGGTGCTCAACCTGAACAGCGCTTTGCCAGAACGTTATAAAAAGATGGCAAATATATCTTATTCATAACGGTATTAATAAATCCGACTGTCATCGTATTCCAGATAATCGATATCCAGCGCCGGAACGACCGGGGTATGGTTTTGCAGCCAGGCCAGAAGATGCTGAATGCTCTCTCTTTTGAGTGAATTTTTTGGCCAGACGAGGTAGTAGCCATCCCCCGTCGCGATAGCTTCCCTGAAAGGCAGGCCCAGCAGGCCACTTTTCAGGGCATCAAGCGTGAGATGCAGGTCGGCGATAGCGATGCCGTGCCCGTTCATCGCGGCAATACTTCCCTGTTCAAGGGTATCGAACACCATACCGCTGCTCATATCGAGCCCCGGGAACAATCCTGTTCTTCGCAGCCAGCGCCGCCAGTCACGTCTGTCCGGTGAAGGATGGATCAGATCGCATTGCGGAAGCCGCTGCCGGGCCGGTTCGATAAGTGATGGAGTACAAACCGGGATAAGCCATTCATGAAATAGCAGTTGGCTTTCCGTTGTGTCACCAAAACGCCCATTGCCGAGAAGAATGGCGCAATCGTAGGGCTCAAGATTGAAATCAACGGTGTCAATGTCCATCCAGACGCTGGCAATCTCAACCTGTGGTTTTGCATGGTTGTTGCGAAAAGATCGCAGCACGTCGAGAAGCCATCTCATGGTCAGGGTACTGGGTGCTTTAAGCCGCAGCAGGTGGTTTTCACTACGAAATACCCGGCAGGCCCATTCAATGCTCGTGAAGCTTTCGTTCAGCTGCCCGGCAAGCACTCGCCCGGCTTCAGTGACCTCCACGCGAGGACCTTGCCTTTTGAAAAGCTCGCAGTCGAACCACAGTTCAAGGGTACGAACATGTCTGCTGACCGCGCCCGGCGTAATATTGAGCGTTTCAGCGGCTTTACTGAAGGAGTTCAACCGCGCAGCAACTTCAAACGCACGCAGAGCATACAATGGCGGTAAAGACATAGCGTCCCTTAAATGAGGTGATGGCATGGGGAATCAGGATCGCAAACCTGCAAATCTTCACACTGCAAATCGCGCCCGCTACACGATAGCATAATGGGTATCTGTTTAATTCCGTTGAAAAGGATCGTTGTTTTATTACGTGAGGGTCAGAAATGAAGGTTGTTGATTAGCAGAATGGCAGGCACAAAAAAACCACCTTTCGGTGGTTTCACGACACTGCTTATTGCTTTGATTATTCTGCTTTTTCCCATGGTAGCCGGAGTGGGACTTGAACCCACACAGCGCGAACGCCGAGGGATTTTAAATCACGCGTGTTATCTAGTGTAATCAGATAGATACGTTTTATTTTCACCATTAATTCATAATTTTATGATCAAATGAATCAACTGCTTACGGGTAACAAAAAATCATAATGGCGAAACTTTTTTGGTCCGATCACTGACAAAGAAGTGTTGTGGAGCGGAGGTCAAAATTCTCTCGTGCCGATCAAAACCACACAAAAAAACCAGCCGCTTATGGCTGGTTATTCGTCAGTGAAGCATGGGGAAATTTATCTATATTGCAGGGCAATCATCATCTAATGCACGATTGATGAAGAATGTCACCCTACCCAGCACTTCCACTTCTTCAAGCGCTGCTCCCTCAATCGCTTCACCATCATCCGTGATAAGTGACTTACCCATCAGTTTTGCAAACTGCGTGTGACCGTCGCACAAAATTAACAACACATCTCCAGGTGTCTTTTTCGTTGCTGGCTCTATGACCGCAAACCCCACATCCGTTTCAAGCACCCTACTATCAGCCCCCATATTGCACAGAATTGCTGGGGTTAGTCGGCGCTCAATGTAGTCTGTTGCTGGTGAAGGAAATCCCATCAGTGCACCCTCCCCATGTTACGCAAGATCCAGTAACGGTTTTCGCTACCGTCTGTCGTTTTATCAGCGAAACCAGGTTGGTTGCGCTCTATCCACTTGTTTGCATCGTCACGGGTAAAGTGCCAGTTAAAACCACGCAACTTTTGTATGAAGCGGTCTGTTCTCAGGTAGCGGTAGCCCTTTGGGTTAAGCTCTATGGCCGCAATAAAGGCGGCCTGAATATCTGAATTTCGGGGCATAATCTGCACTCCCTTTATTGCTGTGTTTATATACAGTAGTTTTAAATGGAATGCAGATCAATTTGGGTTCGCCTATTAATTTTTAAGGCTGAATGACTGCTGGCTGCTCTGTCAGTTCCAGAGAAGCTTCAGAAGATCTTGTATTCCAGATGCTATCCTCTGGCATGTCGAGTCGAACGTCGATCCAGCTGTTGGCCGGAACATCCATAGGAGCCCCCTTTGTTTTGACGATCTCCCCTTCATCGCTCAGCATGTATTTCCGCTTAAACAGGCGGATAGTCAGTCCGCCGCTTTCAGTCTGCTCCGCTTCAACAACCCCCATCTCGCCCATGCCGCCAGGGTCCATTGGCGGCAGTAATTGCCATCCCTCTGACGCCAGGCCTGCCGAACCAGTGAGTTCGTAAACCCCCGTGTCAAGGCGAGAAATGGATACTCCCTCTGCCTCGGCGTTAGCCGTGCCGCAGCCGCACCATGTGAATCCATCATTTTCAATATCCGTACGCCGGTTCTCTCCCTGAGACTTAACGATTCTGGCAATGGGAGAAGCCTGTTTAATGGTTCCGTCAGAGGTTACTGTCGTATTTGAGGTTGTCCAGAATGTGAAATAACCGTCCTTAAAAGTGGGCAGATAGGTCACGCAAGTGTTATTTCCGCCTTCCCATTGCCGTGCAGCAATGAAGGCTTTGTTACCCTCACTACCGAATGTAACTACCCGACCATAAGTGCCGTTTGGCTGGGCAGTCGACCATAAAGTAATTTGTGGATATGCTGCGGTAATTTTCAAAGGGCCAGTGAAGTTTTTCTCTCCTGAAATGGACTGGTTTCCTTCGGTATTTACTGTTTTGTCTAAACCGAGGTTTTTGCGAGCGCCAGCGGCATTATTATCCCCGGTCCCTCCCTGCTCAATGCTGAGAGCTGTTTTCAGCCCAGAAAGGCTGGTAATGTCGCTGTTAGCCCCTTTCTTCGCCAGCGATTTTTGACCCGGTACGGTAACGGCAGTGCCATTGATAGTGATGGTGACATCAGATGTCCCGTTCATTACATCAGCGAACCCGCTCATGTAGCGCTGGTACATCGTGAAGGTTTCAGCGATATCCTGCGCCAGACCGTCAACGCTAAGGCTGTCGCTCAGAAGAATGGCATATTTGGTTCCAGCAGGGATAGCAGGGTTAGCAGCTGGCGTAACGGTGAGAGAGGTTGCGCTTCCAATCGCGGTAATCTGGAAAACCTGCGCTGGGCTGGTCAGCGCGATAACAGTACAGCCGTTGCGGATGAGTGAGCCCGCAGCAGTAAAGTTTGTGCCGGTACCTGTAAGGGTGTTTCCGCTGATGGCGATAGTGCCAGTAGTATAAATCATGTTTTCTCCAGGCAATAAAAAACCCCGCCGGAGCGGGGTTTGTTCAAAATTGAATGGGTTAGTGGCAGGTGGTGCTGGTGAATGTGTTGGCGCTCACCCATGACCAGTTAAAGGGATAACCGGCGCGGTACTGCGTCTGATTGTTTTGTTTACGGACTCCGTAGATCTGGACGCTGCTTTCCTGTCCGCCGACCAGGGCTGTTCCGGTGCATACGGGTTGCTGCTTCTCAATAACGCCAGCGCAACCCGAGAGCAATACCGCTACCGCCAGGCAAAGAATCATATTTTTCATAGTGGTTATATCCCAGGGCATTCATGAAGCTACACAATAACAATATGAATCAAATGGATATAATTGATTTGGTAGATCAATTATTCGAAATTGATCGTTCAAAACGATCAATCATAATTGGCGCAGTTAATGGCCATAATCACGTTCCTCAGATTCGAATACGTAACGTTCTGAAGGTTGCCGCCGGGGGTTGTCTGCGGCCTGGCGAATATCCGCGTATTGCTTCCATCAAGCTTTGCCATGCTCTTGTAAATGGCCGAGTAAGGCTGCGGCTGACCGCCAGCCGATATAACCCCGGTAATTAGCCCCAGCATGGCAGGCATACAGGCCCACTTCCCCGCCAGAGTTGTATTGATGTTGTATCCTGAGCTGGCATCCACCCCGGCGGTACCGAGGGTGACAACATCGCTCAGCGTGCGCGTTTCGTTTGTTAAAATCAGCGTCCCTGATGCATCCCACACAGCCAGCCCGTAGTCTGGCTTTGTCTGCGGGAAAATAGAGAAAAAATAAACGTACGCTGTGCCGGTTGCATTCGGTCTGAGAAAATCAATCGTGATGGTGTTCCCGCTTATCGTTTGAGTGATTTCGACCTCTACCGTGCAATGAACGAAGGCGACAACAGGCTGACCTGCGGGGAATGTGTGCGTCACTTTGGTATTAAACCCCGATGTTCCCTGAAGTGCCGCTGTCTTTCGCGCCTGTAGAGCGATTGGCGAGCTGTTCGCGGTCACCCATACTTCCCCGCTCGTGGTCGTCAGTAAAACGCCATACTCCGCCATTTATGCCCTCTCGATCTGGAAAATGAGATAAGCCGCTGCCGCAGGCTCAGTCCCTGCTGAGTAGTCGGTATCGCCTACTGCTGACACTGTCGCGGTTCCCCCTGAAATGGTGATCTTCCTCCGACTCGTTCCAAACTGATCACCGTTCATGACCTGAAAATAGGTAAGCCTGCAACCCGGTGGAAGCGCTACGGTGTAAGAGCCTGTTTTCTGGTTCTGGGCCAGCTGGAGATAGCCACAAACGCTGACAGGCTTAACGCCATAGTTATTTACCTTGCCTGAGGCGTCCCATGTCTGAACTCCATATTCCGCCATCCAGTCCTCCTGAAAAAAAGAGGCCCCGTAAGAGGCCTCCCGTTACCATGTTCCCGTGATTCTCCCGATCTGCACCCTCAACACATTCCTGGAGTCCCGGACACTAATTGTCTGATTGGTTTGTTTCATTGCTCCCTCTCCAGCTGTGGAGCCGTAGTTTTCAAACGTCCCTGACTTATCCAGTTTCCACCCGACGGAACCAGCCACATAGTTATTTGACTGGAGGTAGTTACCGATCTTCGCGTTGCTAATGGTGCCGTCCTGGATGAACGTATCCCGGATGAAGGTCTGTCCGTTCTGGATAACGAACGGCAACGATACAGCCCCACCAGCCTGCGCCATTACCGCGAAACGGTCAGCCACAAACAGCACCTGCGACTGCATGCCGGATGGCGTATTCTGAACACCAATGCCCATTCCTGCTGCGTACTGATTGCCATTTGAATCAATAGCTACCTTGATGCTGTACATCGCATTCAGGTCGCCGTTGACGTTCGCAATGGCCTGAGCGTTAGTGGTAATGGCTGAGGTATGTCCGTTGATGGTCGCCGTGATTCCGTTTATCTGCGTGGCCGTGGCCTGCTGGTAATCGGAGAACGTCTGGTTCAGGCTGTTGATGGATGCCTTGTTGCCGTTGACTTCCGCCTGCACACTCAGCAGTGAACGCGCTGTTGCCTCCCTGTCGCTTGCCATAACATTATCAATTCGATCGATGCTGGCCTTGCTGTCACCGTACTGCGCGCTGAGTCTCACCTGCTGATCAACCTGCGCCAGCTTACTCGTTATTAGCGCGATAGCGTTATTCTGGATGCCGCCGCTGGCAGTATCGGTTCTTGCTCCCAGCTCCTCCAGGCGGGATGCCATTGATGAAGTCGTGTCTGTGACAACCTGTCGCAACGTGGTGATATCAGCAGTGTTTTGTGAGCTGGCTTGTTCAGCCGCATCTGCCTTACCTGATGCAGCGTCAGCTTTACTCGAAGCCGAATCAGCTTTATCAGAAATGACCTGAGTACTCGCAGTGAGCTGGTCAACAGCAGTAGCCCTTGCCTGAGCTTCATCTGACAGAGCCTGCCTTACCTCGGTAACTCCTGCCTCGTTCTGCGCAGTTTTTGCCTCAAGACGGGTAACATCCGTTACGCGCGCCTCCGTTTCAGTAGCGATCACCTCCCGGAGCTGTTCGAATGTCGCAGAGTTAGCGCCCTGTTGGGCTGTCTGGCGCACGATAACATCGGCAATAGCCAGCGCGTTGCCGATGATTGCTTCTGCTGTCTGCTTATTCGAACCTACGGCGGCAGCCAGCCCATCGGCGTTCTCCTTAATTGCATCAGAAAGCTCGGCCAGTTTCTCGTTACTGTCTACAGCACTTTCAATCAGATCCTTAAATACCTCGGAATCTTTAATCTCCTCCAGGATCGCATCGGTGATATCGGATACATCAATGCTGGCCTGCCCGCGCACAAAGTCTGTATACCCTGATTCGTTTCCGCTTCGATCTACGAGCTGCGCCCGGTACCAGAAAGTCTGCCCTGCCTTAAGGCCCATCTGCTGATACTTGCGCTGCGGATAGGGTACGTCTGCCAGCAGCATCGCATCGTCTTCCGTCCCGGTCAGGCTGTACTGAATTTCCGTCTTCAGCGTGTCGTCGGTGTTCGCCGGGAATCCCCAGCTAAGCTCGATACCGAAAACCACATTATCAGAAGCGATGAAGCCGACCGGTTTCGGCGGATTGCCCACTTTCCCCGTCAGCGTTTTCTCTTCTGAATAGCCCCATCCGGACGAGATTTCCGCGGCGTTGATTGCGCGTACGCGCACCAGGTAGCGCCCGGCATAAATCCCGGGGACGTCGAATGACGTGGTGGAGCTGCGCGGCACGTTAACCCAGTTCCCATCGTTGCGGCGCCATTGCGCTTCATAGGCGATAGCGTTCTGCGCCTGGTCCCAGCTCACGCGCATCGTTTCGACGCTGATATTTTGCTGCACCACAGAAAACGAGCTGATCACGATGTTCGCAGGCGGCGACTGGTTGCCCGGCGGGATCACGCTCACCGGCCGCTGGTCAATGATGGCTCCGGTATCAATTCGGGCATATTTATCCGGATCGTGCCATGCACCGGTAATGGTGAAAGTGCCATCATCGTTATCAGCGACACTCACAACGCGATACTGCTGCGCGTAGAGTTCGTTTGACTCAACCACCCAGACAGCTTCGGCCTGAGGCGTCTCACTGTACGCGGTGGTGACTGTGACCGATTCCCCGTTAACCGCCTGAATGGTCCTGCTCTGTGACGCTCCGGAGGGAAGGTTGAGGATAAGGCGATCACCTGCTGCTGCATCAGCTACACGGTCAAGTTTGATAACGCGACCATTAACGGCGCTGATGCGGCCGCCCATAACCTTTCCGGAAAGCAGCTCGTCTGCCACGGCGATGATGTAGCCCGGCTGCGGAATGTTTCCGTCCAGCCCGACATCAAACGAAACAACACGATCCTTGTTGTTGGTGAGAATACCCCAGCGCCCCTTTCGGTTCGCCTCTGACTGCCTAGTGCAGCCGATGGCTGTCATTTCCAGCTGATTGAAGCCGTACCGCGCCACCAGCGCCTGCTCGAATACGGGTTCCATCGCGTCAGCGTAGGCGTTACCGGGATCGGACCATGAAACCAGCGCTGTAGTGTAGCGGGTTTTCGTGGTGCTGCTTGAATAGGTGAAGCGACCGCCAACAACGTTAGCGCGCGTATAGCTGTAATCCACATCACGGGGCATATCGGCCAGAGCAACGATCTGATCGCCACCCCAGTACGTCATGCCACGGAATATGGCCGCAAAATCACGCAGGACTGTATAAGCGTCGTTTCGGTCCTGGATGTACACGTTGCAGGTATAGCGTGGTTCTGCTCCATCGCCACCCTTACCGTCCGGCACCATCTGATCGCAATATTGGGCGACCTGATAAAGCGTCCACTTATCGATGTTAGCGGCAGTCAAACGGTGACCGAGGCCGAACCGGTCAGAAACAACCAGATCGTAAAATATCCACGCAGGGTTATCCGTCCATGCCCACTTAAACGCACCGGTCCATGTCCCGCTGTAAGAGCGGGTTTCCGGGTCGTAAGTATCAGGAACCCGAATAACGCGGCCACGAGGCTCACAGGAGATCTGAGGTATAGAACCATTAAACTGGCTGGAGTCGAATTCAATGTACAGCAGCGCGGTGTTCGGATATCGCAATTTCGCATCAATCACCTCAGTCAAGCTCTGTAGCGTCATCGTGTCGCCGATTTTCGCGCTGTTGGCGTCAGCGGTAATTTTGCGTAGTCTGATTGTCCAGGTGCTGCCCGCCTGAGGTAAATCAATACGGTGGCTACGCTCATAACCTGAGGTCGTTTTCCCGGTCACACTGGTATTGAGGACTGTCTGCCATGTCCCGCCGTCCGTCTGCAAGTCAATCGCATAATTAACCGAGTAACCAACCAGATCGCCATCGTCCTCCTGCTTGAAAAGCGAAGGCCATTTCAGGCGTAAACGAACCGCCGAAAGCTGTGTATTGGTGAAGGTTCGTGTCCACGCTGTAGCGCTCGTTACCTCGGTTCCCACGCTGATTTCGTTTTCGGTACCGGGGATGCCCTGAATGTACTTCTGGGCCTGAGTACCCGAGCGAAATTCCCACGTAACGCCGCTGAAGTTTTGGGAGCCGTCGGCGTTCTCCAGCGCCGTTCCGTCCAGGTAGATATCCTTGCCGGTGAGCTGTCCAGCAAACTCCCCTTCCCCAAGCGCAACGAGGATCTTTGCCTTCGCTACAGATTGCAGATCATCAGGCTGTTCGGTAGGAGTTCGGGAGCTGGAGCTCCCCCCTTTTCGTCCGGTAATTTTATTCGCCATATCGCGCCCATAAAAAAAGCCACCCGGGGGTGGCTTGAAAAAAGGTTTGTTCTCTACTGCTGATCTTCGATATAAATTCCGGCAGAAATAATTGCCCCGCCGATTCGACGGCGGCCGTACAGGACCGGTACCGGGTAACCCTGCGCGGCGGTGTTTGTCACCCCACCGAACGCATACGATGCACGGTTATCTGCGCTTTGTTTGCTGGCCAAGCCCCCGGGTTGAGGCGAAAGCATCTGGACAACTCCACCAGCAATCATAGCTGCACCGAATTTCGCGGCTCCGTAGCCCACAGCAGAAAGCGTTCCACCAGAAAGCATCCCAACAGCAATGCCCGCAACGACAAGAACAGCCCCAAGAATTGTCTGTAAAACTCCAGCCTTTTTACTTCCGATCACTACAGGGACAATTCGAATAACTTCACCAGTTACCGGAAAACCAAAATCATCTTTTCCGATATTTTTTTTATCTTTAAAGACGGCGTAGGTAAGGCCTCTTTCTTTACTGGTTATCAGAAACTTCTCCAGCCCGTCTATTGTTTTTGTAAGAGAGTTGATCGCCTCTGCGGTTGTTCTTATTAGGCGATGGTGAACCTTCCCGTAGGTTTTACCCAAAACACCGCCGAGCTCAATTCGAGTCATAACCTCTGACATTTTCATTCTCCATAAAAAAAGCCACCCGAAGGTGGCTTAGATTATTTTTGACTTTTTCAAAGACATGATCTGGCGGCCGCAGCCCAGTGGTCGTTCCATCCTTTAGCGACGGCATAAACCTTTATATCGCTTCCACCTGTCGCTGATTTATCGATATTCACTACTGAAAGAGCACCGAATATATCGTCCGATGCTGTGATTTTGTATCCTGACTCAGTGGGTATGCTGGAACTTGAAGAACGTAGCTCCACCCATTTAGGGGCAAGGCAACGGTTAACTTCATCAACAGTTTTTGGTGAATGCTCTGATAGAATAGGTTTTTGTTCTTCCAATGCGGAAACAGAACAACCCATCAGCAGGAAGATAAAAATTGGGAGAATAATCTTTTTCATCACACATCAGTCCTTTTGACAGATTGACTCATAGGAATCAATTTTCTTTTGGTCTTGGTCATTAATAATGATGATTGGCCCATGATTATTGACCTTTCCATCTTTGACCTCAATCCGCACGTAATATGGTTTTTTACCCGTGTAAGCACCGTATGAATTTTTAGCATTCACATAACCGCAAACATATCCAGTATTTTCACCAAAATCACGGAAAAATGATTTAAACTTAGCGCTGTCCGGATCTTTGAGGGTGTCTTTGACTAAGGACTCCCCCATGTCAATGAAATCCTTTTCAGAAGGTGTGCAACTAACCACAATCAGGCTACACGCCAATATTGAAAGAAATTTCCTCATATCCCTAATCCCCTTTTTTCGTTTTGCAAAAGGTTAGCACAGAGATTTGTAACGGAGAATCTTCATCGTTCGTTCCTGCCAGTAACCGCCATATGGTACTCGCTGACTCAGGTGACCGTACAGGTGGTGCAGCAGCATATTGCCCTCCAGCAATATACCCGCGTGGTTCCACTTATCAGCCTGCACCTGCATGATCACCATATCGCCAGGTTTCGGCGGCCCGTCGAATTCACGGAATCCGCACTCGTGCCAGCAATCCTGATAGAAGTTGTCCGGATAGTCGTTTTCCCACCATGGATAATCAACCCGGTAATCGTGGAGTTCGATACCATGCGTTTGCCGGAAATAGCTCATTACCAGCCCCCAGCAGTCAAAGTGACCAAGTACAAACGGGCGCTCCAGCAGTGGCAACTCTCCGCGCGGCTGGATGGTGCGTAAATCCCCCTCCGGCCAGCTCACGATATGCCAGGGTAAAAGCGTTGCGTCGCATTGCGCTTTATCCAGTTCGCTCGGCTGCGTAGTGGCGTCAGGGTGGCTGTGAACGATGGCGATCACCGTACCCCAGTCCTCAGCGGCTGCGTAATCTTCCGGGCAAAGGACAAAATTGTACTCCGGCGCCGCGGCAAGATTCCGGCAAGGAAAATAACGTTCAACGCGGCTTTTCTGCGCCACCACACCACAGCACTCACGAGGATATTCAGCGGCGGCATGCGCCATAATCGCATCAATGATTTTCTGACGCATATCAGCTCCTGATCAGCGACGTACCCGGGAACCCACCAAACGAGAGTTCGTTGTTTTCACCGAACCGAAGTTTGCAGGCCGTCAGCGTTCCGTTGCATTCATCCAGTGACGGATCGCTTACCGGGTTGTTGTTTTTGTCGAAATAGCGCGTACCGGCATAGTCGCAGCCGTCGCCGGTGCGATATTTATTCCGGATGCACCAGGTACACAGGGAGTGAAGCTGTCGCGTCGGGATCATTTGCCCCTGCAGATCCATCGGGCTGGACAGAACAAATTCAACGGTTTCACCGGCAAGCTCGCCCGTTTTCCCGTCGATATACCAGACCTGCAGCTTTTCCTGAGTCGGGTCTGCTGTGGGGTTGCCGTCTGCGAAATTTCTGGCATCGAGATATTTCTCTTTTGTGTCGTGAATAGTGACTTTCGCCTGCAGCAGATCGTCATACGCAAGACACAGGGCTGAAATGGAGCTTTCGATGTTCGCAACCGTCAGGGATGGCGTTGCATTGCTCCCACTGGTTGATTTCTCCAGACCTTCCAGTTGATATGGCCAGGCGGCATATTCATTTCCCTGCCACCAGATTGGTTTCGCCGGAAGCTTGGACTCATCCCCACCAGCAGCGATGATTTCCGCTTCTGTGTGGGGAATGCTGTAATTGTGAAAGCGGAGAACGTCCGTTAGCCCAAAGGAAGAACCGTCCACCTCAATCAGACGAACATCGTTTCCGGATTCCAGCTTCTGATAATCTGCGTTTAAGCTCATGGTTTAAATGCCTGGATGAATGTTGCTTCAAGGTTGAATTTCCCCGCGCCAAGCCCGGTGGGTTTATACGTTTCGCAACGATACAAACCCAAAGGTTCGAGCGGTGGCTTCCATTGAAAAGCTTTCGTTCCTTCATGCCTGTCGAGAAAAGATTTAATGGCAGAAATGTAGGTTTCGTTGCCAGTGAAGTTGAGCGTCCATTGCTGGGTTCTGGTGTTCAATCCATCCCCTGAAACCTGCTCATATCCATCGCCAAACTGGGCTTTTCTGACGCGGAAATTTGTATCAGCCTCCGCGTTAATTCGTGGGCACCAGGTGAAAGTTTCAATGGCCATAGTTATCGGGTTCCTTTCATTGCGTTCCAGATGTCACCGCCGGGGCGGATATCACGCATTACATTCTGCTTATATCGCTGATCGACAAATTTCCCGACTTCAGCACCAAATTGCTCAAGGCCTGGTGAGGTTTGCGTTGAGGTGTTGCCGTTGCCATCGATAGTGATATAAACCTGTGGCGCCGACGATACGGACTGACCGCCACCTCCGACCGCACGAACACCGAGAGAACCATCCGGCGCGCGGGTCAGCGGCATGATTGCCTCCGGGCCAGCCTCGCCCATGATTCCGGCCCCGCCTTTTGCGAAAGCGAACATGGTGGGGTTTCTGACGATCCCATTACTGAAAGCGCTCAGAGAGGGGGAGTCATAAACGCCGCCTTTGGCGTTAAACTGGAAGTTCGATCCGTAACTGGAAACCGCCGTACCGGTGCTGGCTGATGCTCCCGCCCCGCCCCCGAAGAAGCTGCCTACACTGCCGATGAGAGAGCCAAAGATGCCAGAACCGGAAGAGGCCCCACCCATCGCGCTAACCACCGCCATCTGCAGAGCCACTTTTTCGATAATCTGCAGGACAGAAATACCCCACGATTTCCAGCTAACCTTATTGCCTTCTAGCATTGAGGTGACGTTACCAAACGCGCTGTCGAGTGTGGTTTTCACCCCATCAGAAACCGTGCCGGATACGTTACTGATTTCATCAAACCAGTTTGCATAGCCGCGTGATACTCCGGACATCCAATCCGCTTCAGCTGCTGCAATAGCCTTGTATTTCTTATCCAGAGCATCGAGGGCTGCGGCGCGCTGCGCGATGGCCTCGGTACCGCCGTCCGTTTTAGCAAAAACACGGTCGATCTGTTGCGTCTCGTCGAACCGGCTGCGCTGGCGATCGCTCATGCCTGCGGTTTCGGTTGTCAGCGTCGCCTCATCCCTGAAATTTCTGGCCGCTTCAGTTAAATCCTTCAGGGCATCAGCCTGTTCGCGCTGCTTACGCACGTTCTCGTCGGCTTTTTGCGTCCATTTTGCCAGCTCTGCTGATGATGCCTGGATCGCCCTGCGCTGCTCATCGGTCCATTTAGTGCCTGCCTGGTGCGATGCCGCGTAAAGCTCGGATGCTTTTTCGCCTTCCTTCGCCCTGACGCGTTGCACATCGATAGCCACACTCAGATCGGCCATTTTCCGGGAATACTGTTCGGCGGTGCTGGCCGCTTCACGCTCGGCTTTACTCTGTGCTTTCGAGGCGGCGGTAGAGGTTTTTTTTGCCTCCGCAGCCGCTGCATCCTTTTTGGCTGCCTGATCCTTGTTGTAGATGTACTGGGTGTAAAGCGCCCCCGTCAGCTTCAGGTCTTCTGCTTCATACACGTGCTGCTGATGGAGTTTCTCTAAACCGCTTAGGCTGGCCAGCTCGTTATCTCGGCGTGAGCGCTCCAGTGCGGTTTGCTGTTGAGGCGTTGCGTTCGCCAGTGAAACGACGGGCCCGGCATATTGCGGCGGCTTGGCGCCAGCGGTCGCTGACATTGAGCGGTTAAGCAGGTCATACGCACCTTTCAGGATAGAGACGGCGCCAGCCTGTTCGATAGCCTTTTGCGTGGCCAGATCGCTGGCCTGGTTAACCAGCTTCTGAGTTTGCTCGACTTTTGAAGCTGCCTGTTCGCGCTGGTACTCCAGCTGGTTCAGCTTATCGGTCAGCTCGATGTTTTTGGCCGTGATGTCGGCCTGGTCCATGAAGGTGTTGATCAGGGTCAGCGTCGGATGGCGGTTGTAGTCCTGCTGGATTTGGTCAACCGCCTTGAGGCTGTCTTTCACCTTCGCGATCTGAGAGTCGAGGTCGGCCAGGTCCTGCTTTTGTGCCTGTAAAGAGGTCCGCGCATCTGCGGCGGTCGACCGAAGGCCGAGCACAGACATCTGCTGGAGTTTGGCGTTGATCTCGTCAAGGTTGTTGGCAAAGCCGACAGCCTCACGGTGTACCTGCTGGGTATGCTGATACAGGCCATACATCGCAGCACCGGCACCGATAATAACGCCTGGCCAGCCACCGAGAATGCCCAACACTCCGCTACCCAGCCGTGACATTACCGAGGCTGTATTGGTGAGGTTGTTAACGGCAGAAGCCCTTCCAGCAAGCGCTGTGTTCAGGGATGCCTGAGCTGCGGCAAGATTACGTTCGGCAACAATCTGAGCCTCAATACTTGTCGCCGCTGCGCGCGCCTGTTGAGCGCGGTAAACCGCCTGGCGTCCAGCAGCAACGCTAACCTGAGCGCCACGGACCTGAGCCTGAGCCAGCGCTACCTCGGCGGCCGTATTAGCGAGCACTGCACGGGTTGACTGGCCAACGCTGCCGACCATATTGCCAAAATAGCGAGCCAGACCCACGCCAACCAGAATGCCTGCCGTGTTTGCCACATCATCAATGTTAGTCGCCAGACCATCCAGCACACCGGATAGCGTGGAGGATGCGCCGACGGCATCGTTCGCCCCGCCAACCCAGGCGAGAAAAGCATTTTGCACTTTCTGTGCAGAACCGCTGATTGACGCCGGAAGAGTGTCAAACTCTTTACGCAGGATCTCAACGTTTGTCAGCAGCGGGACGATCTTGTTGGTCGTCAGCTCGCCGTTGTTGGCCATATTTCGCAGGCCACCAACCGTGGTACCCAGACCATCAGCCAGCAGTTTCGCCAGGCGGCCGCCGTTCTCCATGATGGAGTTAAATTCTTCGCCTCGCAAAACGCCTGAGCCAAGCGCCTGGCTAAGCTGGGTGATAACAGAGCTTGCCTCTTCGGTACTGGCGCCAGACAGCTTCAGCGAGGTTGCTACGGTTTCCGTCACTTTTGCGACGTCTGCGGAGGCATAACCGGCATCACGCAGGGACTGAGCAATTCGGCTGTAAAGGTTGCTGTTTGCCTCGAGGGATGTTCCTGTGCGCTGGCTGATCTCCATCAGCACGCGCTGAGATTCCACGTAATCCTCGCTTGAGGAGGCAGCCAGGCGCAGACGCCCATTCAACTGGTTCCAGGTATCAGCAAACGCGATGAGCTGATGCGTGGCAAATGCCCCAGCCCATGCCCCGGCAAGCTCAGTCGCAGAAGAGCGCACGCTAGCAAGCTGAGAATTCAGTTCAGCCAAAGACCGCTGAGTTTCACGCGTGGCCGCTGCTGCTTTTTTCCCGCCCTGTTCCATAGTGCGGTAGTAATCCGTCCCCATACGGGACGCTCTGGCGATCTCAGACTGAAAAGAAGACGAGTTCGCAGAAATTTTGATGATTAGCTCGCGCAGCGTTGCCATATTTCACCCATAAAAAAAGCCCGCAGCCGCGGGCGTCAAAGACTGGACATCCATTCTTCAAGTTCAGAGACTTCAGAGCCTTCTTCCTGCTCACCCCATTTCAGCATCACGTCAGGTATGGTGAATTTCCCGCCCTGAGAGTTCAGCATTGCAACGGAGATCTGCGCCGCCTGTGCATCGGAACGCCAGTCCCCTACAGGGCTTATGCGGTCAAACTCGATCCACATCTTGAGCTCACTGGCGGTAATGGTCTGGCGCAGCTCATGCAGAGTGCGCCCCATCCGGAGCGCCAGTGACATCAGGAAGAAGGTCAGCGGCTGCTTTACGGCTTTCCCGCTTCTTCCTGACTCATTCCGAGGCCAAGAGCCTGAGCCAGCAGGCGCGCATGCACAGGACCATAAATTTTTGATACCAGCTCCTGATCCTCGTCACTGAATACGCGCTCGCCGTTTTCATCCAGCAGTACGTCAATAAACAGAACCACATCCGCCTCTTTGTTACGCAGGAACTTCTCCGCCTCAGTCAGCGTCGGGGCCTCTTCGCCTTCGGCGAGCTGAGGATTTACTATTTCCCGGAATTTTACCCAGGCATCGCCGGACGGTTCGCGCAGCGTTACCTTTGCGCCATCCCACTCGGGGACCGTAATACCGTCTTTTGTGCGATAGGCTTTTGATGCAGTAAGCGCCACGTCGCGTAGTGAATTCTGTGATGTTTTTTGCGCCATTTCATTATTCTCTTGTTACATGGTCGAAGGGATAAAAAAAGCGGCCGAAGCCGCTCAGGAACCTTGCTGAACACGGATGCGTTTCGGCTTGCCCTTCACGCGGAGCGAATAGGTGGCACCGACTACCGCGGAGGTGGTCGCCGACCAAGAGCTCTGACGAACCTCCATCAGTACGTAGAATCCGTTACCAGACGGGAATACCACCTTCAATACACGGAGTTCGTCGTTATCGTAAGCATCCTGAAGAGCTTCCTGCGCCTCTTCGTCACCTACCCAGTTACGGCTAATGCTCATCTCCGCAGGCGCAGCGAGACCGTTGGTTTGCTCCTGCTCTTCTGAGCAAAGCGTAGTTACGTCAATGTCCCCTTTCTGACCACCTGTGTACGTAATCTCTTTGGTTGCACACTCAGCCTCAAGAAAAGTAACTCCATCAGGGAATGTAGATGATTTGAAAGTCTCAACTGTGATAGGGGAGCTTGAGACACCAATCTTTGTCCCCTTTGTAACTTCATACTTACTGGTCATGGTTTCTCCAGATATAAAAAAGACCGCCGTAGCGGTCTGCGAGGGTGAGTGAGGCTAAACGGTTAACTGAAATTCAAGCGTTGCCCTGTGATAGCGCAGGTCAGGTTCATAACCGGGCGTTTTAACGATATTTCCCGGTTTGAGCACCTGGACGGCATCCAGCGCCATATTTCTGATCGCTCGAGCTTCAGTGATAGTGCTGGAGTAAACATCGACTTGCACCGAAACGGCGGATTCCGCCTGGCCACAGAGAACGTCAGCGGCCGCGTCGGTAATAATCGAGAAAATTACCCAGGGCGGTGAGACTGAAGGCTTCCCGTCACTGCCGAGCGGTGCAACGTAGGGATAAACCTGTCCTCCGGCCAGCGGTGCCAGCAAAGAATAGAGATTGTCTTCCGTCATTTGCTTAACGCCTCGTCAATGGCCTGGTTCATGCGCCTGATCGCCACCTCTGTAGCCTGCTCCTGGCGAACATCGAACGCGGGACGAATGAAAGGGTGCGGTGGCATGTTAACGGTTCCCATTTCAACGAATCGCCAGTAAAAGGCGTTTCTCGGGTTATTCGCCTTCATCGTGTTATCGCTGTTTCCGGTGCGCAGGTTAACGCCACGAATATGGACGCCGGAAGAAATCTCCCCGCGGCGGCGGCTTTTTTGGGTAACAACCACCACGTTTTTTTTCAGTTTTCCGGTGCGTACCGGTGCACGTGCGATCACTTCGTCCTTAAGCACCTCCGCACCGGCGCGCGTGGCATCACGAAGAACCTTATTGTTTTCAGCGCGGCTAAGCGCCTCCAGATCCTTTGCGATGTCATTCAGGCCGGAAAAATCGAGGCTCGTCTCAATCATTTTTCGATCCCCTGCTTACAAAGAATTTCGAGCTGAATGCCGCGAGAATCAGGTATCGGCGGACCAATGATATTTAAAATGACACCCTTGAACGGGCCAGTCACAACCCTGAGTCTTGACGCAGCAGTTATATCGTTACGAAATCGAGTCCATACCCTGATAGTGGCTGCAGCCGTTTCTGCACCTGCCGCTACAAGCTCACGCCCGCTGATACCTTTAACTTCTGCCCATGTAGTCGCGCCGTCATGCCATGTTTCAACAGGCTGACCAGAAGGGTCTCTGGATGTTGTGATGTTCTGAATTACCACCCTGTCTCTCAGTCTTCCGGCCTGCATACCCCCTCCTACAGTCCATAAATACGGTATGGCTGCAATAGCGCTTCCACAGCAAAAGGTACGGCTGAAGTTATGTTCCCGATGTTTACCGCTTCCCTGTTTGCATACCAGTGACCGATAAGCAGTAGCATGGCTGCCTTCACATCATCATTGAGCAGTATCGGGTCCGGGTCGTCAGCGTAGCCAGGGCTGCTTTCCTTTTCATAGAGCGTTCGGCGTGTCCATGTCTGGACGTACCGGGCCGCTGCACCTGTGTAAATCTCCAGCAGAGCATCATCACCCGTAAAGTCGGTATCAATGCGGCAATGCTGTTTCACCACATTCTGATCAAGCATTTGTTTGCCCCGAAAAAAAGCGGCCCGAAGGCCGCAATAGTTATCAGCTACCCGCGCCGGTGCTGAATGAACCGTAAACGAACGCCTCAGGGCGTTTCACAGCCAGCGCCAGACGTTCTTCGCAGCGAATGGAGATCATGTTTTTCTCGAAGTCGTCGGCGTTTTCGGTGGAGATAACCACGTTGGCATCTTCACGATCGAACAGTTGAGCTGCGGCATTGAATGCGCCTGTCAGGAATTTGCCCTGGAAAGCTGCTGCCTCAGTTGCTACCACCGGAAGCCCCCAAAGCGTAGGGCCAGTCAGAGATGCCGGGTTAGCCAGGATATAGCGGCCCAGACTGTCTTTCGTGAGCTCAATTTTCGCCCAGTCGATGAAGTGCAGAACGTGGCCAGATGCAGGGAAACGAGCCAGTTGAGCCTGAAGCATTGCCAGGCGCAGATCATCAATCCCGTTCTGGCTCTCAACAGAAAATGCCGGGTCGAATGCTGAGGCCTGAGGAACGATGCCGTGCAGGTGCACACCAGTTCCGTCGCCGAACAAGATTTCCTGTTCCTCAACATATTTCAGGCCGTAACGCATCTCAGCGTCAACCGTAGACTGGAGTTGAGCGAAATCGTCAAGGATCTGCTTGGATGCCTTAAACATGTGCGCGATGGTTGTCACCGGCGTGATTTTAGTTGCGAATTCAATATCGCTGTAAGGTTTGGCAGTCCCCTCTGCAACGACTTTCGCTGCATTGGTAAAGCCCGTTTGCTGCACCCAGAAAATAGCCGGTGAAGATGTGCGGCCAGGCGCAATCAGATCACGAATGAAGAGACGCTGTTTTGGTGCAGTGTCGATGCCAGGCAGTCGCTGTGGTTCAACCACGCCATCTGCAACATCTGTAGAAAGCAAGGCCGCGTGAACTGGGACGCTTACGCGCTTATTGCCTTCAACGCTCGCGGCAAAGGCCTTCAGCGCCTCGCTATTAATCACCACCTGTCCAACAGTTTCGGTAACTTTAGCAGCGTTGTTCAATGGCATTTGGGCAACATGCTGTTCCAGCTCACCAAGGCTGGCCTTAAGGGTTTTTTCAGCTTCCTTAAGAGCGTTGAGCTCTGTCGCCATTTTATCTACAACATCTTTGGTCTGAGCTGAGAGCTGACCATTCTTTTTCGCTTCGGTCAGTGCCTCTTCTGCTTTCGCGTTGAATTTGCTGGTTGCATCTTCAATGCTGGCAGTGACTTTTTTCAGAATTTCGTTTACTTCAGACATAAATGGTCCTTATTTGACTAACGCCGCAAGAGCGTTTTCAAGTGAATTGAGGGTTTCAGTTTTGATATCTTCGGCAGCGCCCGGCGTACCGTCGTTGGTGGTGACAGCGCCAGGCATGCCACCGGATAAGGCTTTAATGAGTTTTCTGCGCTCAGAGCGCGGGGTGTTGGTTTTAGCCAGCAGCGCATCAAGTTTGCGAAGCGCGGCCGCAGGTGATTCATCGCCATCACTGACCGCATCAGCAGAAAGCAGGCTGTCTGCCAGTCCCTTCGCCACAGCGTCACTGCCACCGATATAACTCTCGGCATCCATCAGTTTCTGAACAGCTGCCATATCAAGGCCGGAACGCGCCGCGTAGATGTCTGCCATAGCGTTATCGAAGGGCTCAAGAGACTGTGCCAGTTCCGCAAAGTCATGGCGGTTACCCATCGCGTAGACCCAGCAGTTGTGGATCATCAGGAAGGCACCACGGCCGATCTGAATTTCATCCCCGGCCATCGCAATGACCGAGGCGGCGCTGGCGGCAATACCGAGCACCTTCACCGTCACACGGCCTTCGTATTCACGCAGAAGATTGTAGATTGCCAGGCCTTCGAACATGTCACCGCCAGGGGAGTTGATATTGACCGTGACGTCGGCGCCATTCATCGCCCGTAGCGCACCGGCGATACGTTTGGCTGTTACGCCTTCACCCCAGTAGTCCTGCCCGATCACATCAAAAACAGAAATACTGTTGTCGTCGGTGGCCGCAGCCTTGATCCCGCCATCCCAGCGTTCCATGGCGGAGGGTAAAGTTTCACAGGTGACCCGCGCGCAGGGGCGACCCGCCGGTGCTGCCGGAAGTTGTTTTTTGCTCATCAGGAAAATGCTCCTAAGCGGCCTGTTTCAGCGGAGATTGTTCAAAGGAAATGTCAGGGAATATGTGGTTATGCAGTTCTCTCAGGGCCAGAGCCTGAACAGCAGGATTGCTGCTTTCGAGATTTTTCAGTTGCGTCAGGTTGAGCTGAACGGTGTAAATGTCACCCCCTTCAATCGGTGGCATATTCTCAAGACGGCGCACATCATTGCGGGACATCCACCCATTCTGGAGCGCGCTGGTATAGTACGCAGCACGGCCCGCGCTGTCGGCGCGCAGCAGTCCTTCTACGGAGAACTCCGCGAACACCTCATCATCGCTGTCCAGGAGGCACCGTCCAATTTCCTGTTCGATGTTCACCAGCAAAGGTCGCAGGGTGTGCGTCAGGAAAAGAAGGTTCATACCCTCCAGACTCGAAGCCCAGCTGCTCTGCTTTGTCGTATGCCCAACCATATAGGGCGGAACGCGGAACCAGCGGCAGATTTCCTCAATGCTGAATGAACGGCTTTCAAGAAGTTGCGCAGCCTCCGGGTTCATTGTGACGTTCTGGTAAGTTAATTTATTTTCCAGAACCATCAGCTTTCCGGCATTTTTTGAACCGATAAATGACTGAAGGTTCTGGCGCAGTCGATCGCGCTGCTCCTTCGTCAGTGCATTTTCAGAGGACAAAAATCCGGTGCTCTGAAGGCCATTCTCGAAAATTTTTGCTGCCGCTTCATCCACCGACATAGCAGCGCCAAATACATCAACGCCCGCCATCGTTGGCATCATCCCACAAACACCATCCAGCCCGAATCCGCGAATGTGCATCATGTTTTTAACTGGAATGATGCGTTCGTTTCCGTTTTCAGTGTATTTGTATTCCAGCGCTCCGGTAGTGAGACGTTTAACCACCATGTTCTGCGGCAACAAAGGCACCAGCGAAACCAGGCGGTTTGCGATGAACTTCTTCTCAATGAAGGCATTCCCACGAAGACAAATACTGGCTACTACCATCAACATAAAGCGGGATGGCGTCATTTCTGAGTTAGGGCGACGGCACAGCACCGAATAGGCCGGGTGATCGGTCGCAGCCTTTCGAGACCCGTCAGGCTGGCGCACGTATATTTTCAGTGGGAGTGTTGAAATGGACTCACTCAACAGCCTGACACAAGCCCAGACAGCAGAGAGCTTTATCGCTTTATCAGCGGTAACAACCTTTCCGCTGCTACTGGTGCCATACCATTCACGCCAGAATTCACCTGTCGTGAGACTGATTGGTACTCCCAGCCAGTTTAACAGGGCGCTTTTTACACGCCCGGGTTGTTTATTCTTAGCCATCAGATACCCACTATGATCGGTTCGTCAAAAAATCCATCGACATCGCCCTCATCCCCAACATCCCCTTCAGATGCACCAATAGCCATAGCAGATGCCACTACGCCATCAATACGGCCGGTACTCTTTTTCTTGGCAAAGATCCGGTTTTCTTTCTGATCGGCTTCGGTTACTGCTGATGCAGCATTCCAGCGCAGGCAGGGATTGGTTTTGATGATGATGTCGCCGTCATCCAGCCGCTGTTCGAACAGCTCAATAGAGTGCGGCATCCATAACCCTGACTCCTGGGCTTTGTAGTACCCTTGCCCGTGAGGGATCAAAGGCACTGATACGCTGGCATCTTCCAGTTCAGGTTCAAGATATTTGATTCGATACTGGTCAAAGGCTATCGCCTTGATAAAAAACATCTGAGAAAGGCCAGCTATACGTTCAGCAACGAATCCGTACTTAACCGCTTTCCCTGGCGTGGTATGAATGTATCCATCCCGCTCCCACGCGTCATAAGGAACCCGATCCGTTTTAGCCCGATCAAGCAACGTGTCTTTCGGTGTCCAGAACTCCACCAGCAGTTTTCTTTTTTTCGGGAAAAACAGCGCCAGCGCGGTAAGGTCCCGGCTTCCAGAAAGGTCAAGGCCGCCATAACATTCCTCACCCTGCAATTCATGCAGGTCGAAGTCCTCTTCACATCCCATCCACACATCGCTGCTCATCCAGGGATTATCGGCGTCTACCCACTGACAGAAGTTGAGGCGGCGAACGATACTCTCTTTCGACGGCATGCCACGTGCCTGGGTGACCTGTTCCCTCAGATAACGGTCTGTGAAGGTGTGACCAAGCGAGGGGTTAGCTTTCTTCCAGCAGGTCTCGTCCTTAAACGGGTCCTCCCCTTCATCAAGCGAGCAGATGAACGAAAAGAAACTGTCATCCTCGATCGAACCTTCTGCTACCTTGCGCCCGTACTCGTGGTAGTCATAACAGACGCTGGTTTTATCGTGGCCGCTGTTGGTGATCATGAAAATCAGCGCCTGCCGACGTCCTTTCGTACCGGCGCGCATCATCTCAACGACCTGGTTGTTCTTATGCTCGTGAATCTCGTCAATCAGTGCACAATGCGGACGCGGACCTGACTGTCCATCATCAGAACTGATGGGTCTGAAGAAAGACCCCGTCTGAAGGAAAGCCAGGTTCCACTCCTTCCCGGCTCCGCCTGATTTATTAATCCGCTGCGCCAGCGCTGGTGACTGATCAACCATCGCCACCGCGTCCCTAAACAGGATCATGGCCTGGTCTTTTTTCGTGGCCGCGGCATATACCTCAGCACGTGGTTCTTTATCAGCTGTCAGGCAGTAGAGCCCTACTCCGCCAGCCAGCGGTGACTTCCCCGAACCTTTACCCGATTCGACATACACCATGCGAAAACGACGGTAGTTTTCAGAGTTTTTCCACCCAAATATCGAACCAACAATGAAACACTGCCAGGGAAGGAGGATAAAGGGATTACCTTCATGCTCGCCGCCGTTGAGCTTCAGCACTTTCGCGAAAAAGTCGATGGCGCGCTGCGCAGCTTCGGTATCCCAAAACAGCCCCCGGGCATGACATGATTCAAGGTCCTTAAGGTGTCGTTTACAGGCATTTCTTATATCCGGCCCGGCGATTTCCTTACCCGAAACTACATCCATGGCGTATCGCGTTGCGGGATCAACCGAAGAACTGGTTGAACGAGTCTTCTTCTTTTTCTCCACCATCCACTTTCACCTTCGTTCTGGCGGCCGGAGTGAGACCGAATTCAACCAGGTAGCTTTTAAATCGACGATCAGCGTCGGCAAGCATGGCAACCGCCGGGTTTGCTTTAATCAAAAAACCGCCTTCTGTCTGCACTGTGTACGTTCGCCCTTCATCGGCAATCGTCAGACGCAGTTGCAGAATGTCGGCGTAAATATCACAAAGACGTTCGAGCGCCAGCGTATCGGCAATGGTCAGAATTCCCATGCCGTCGAGTAGCACGGTTAGCTTTCCCCAGGCTACCTTTCCCCAGTCAGAGAGATGCTCGGGTGGACTCGGGATTTCTCGCGCCGGTGTGGGCTCTTTGTCGTTGAGTTTGCGTTTGCCCGGGTTGCCGGTTACCACTTTCAGGTGGGTCGGTTTCGGGCGTCGTCCTGCCATCGGAACCTCCCGGAAAAAAACTTTTCATTTCGCGGTTGTGCACAAAAAGGATGGGCGGCGGTCATTCAGGGTGACAGCCCTGAACTTTTACCCCGCCCTTCCCCTGTCCACTCACGAATGAGAAATATTATCGTTTGAACCAGTGTGAAGAAGGATCAAGAGGAAGGCCGCTTTCATCACAGCCGATGATAGTGCCGCGCTTCTCCATCCTCTGCTTTGTTGAGTCATGATGCTGCTTGCACAGTCCCTGCCAGTTACTGCGGCTCCAGAAGAGCTTCTGGGCTTTGCTTATGGCATCCGCATCACCAGATCGAAGAGCCTCTTTCAGTTTGTGCGGAATGATGTGGTCAACAACCGTTGCTGCTGCCACCCTTCCCTGATCCCGGCACATAACACAGAGAGGATGTGCGCGAAGGAACACCAGACGCTCTCTGTCCCATTTGCTGCCATAGATACGCGGTTCTTTATTCACGCCAGCCTCCACGCCCGGCGGCGTTCTGTACGTGGCGCTGAGTCAGGGTGACGCTCAACAGACTCACCATCAGCATGATCCACCAGCGAGTAACACGGATAAACCACAGCCCCGCCATAGGCATCACCAACGGCATAATCGGCAGGCTTGCTTCTGTCCCATCGAGAAAGGACTCGTTCAATATACTGAGGAGATACGCTATAACAAACGCCGTGTATCAGCCGCGGCAGTGTGATGTAGTCAGCCTGAGTCTTATCAGCAACAATCAGCCGTTCGGCTATCTGCATTTGATACTGAGGTGGGCGGCCAGTGCCCAAGTAGAAACTCACCAACGATTCCGGGAAATAGTTAAGCCATTCACCAACCCGTTCAACAAAATCTGGAACAGGCAGCGCGTCGTCTTCCAGCACGACTACCCGGCAAGGTTGCTCAGCAGACCACTCAAGCGCGCGCCGATGATTCCAGTTCGCCCCATTATTCTCTTCATCGAGGAGGAGATGGGCGCCAATACTCATGGCCAACGCTTCAGCCTGCCGCCGCCGGGCGTGATGGCCGATTACACAGAACTTAAATTCTTCAGCCACCAGCGGAGCTCCATTAAAAAAGCCGCACGATGGCGACTACTGTCTGAATATCAGGGTGTTGCTTCTCTATAACCCTGGTTAAGGTAAGCACTCAGCCCGTCAGTGGTGGGACACTGGCGCACTCATATAAAGAGGGATGGCTGATAACCTCTGGATTAGGAAATATAAATGGACCAACAAACAGCTTCTCTTCTGCACAAAATCGCTACACTTGAACAGCAGATGGCAAAACAAGGTGCAGCCGCAAACTTTGTAATCACTCACATGATTAAGCTTCTCGATGAACAATCGGGCGATAGTCAGTTTTCATCCAAACTCAGAGAGACCCTTTCAGAATCTCTGGATAAACTCAATCACAGTCAGTCAGCACCTATCAAGTCTGCCATCAACGAGTTGCTTCAGCCGTCTGTCCAAATAATGTTCCAACCGAAACCAGAGAAGTTCATTAAGTAATTGTAAGCGCGGCCTTCAGGCCGCTTTATTAATTTCTTCATTTACAACACTGATGACCTTTGCAGCAGTTTTTATGGCTTCACCTTCATAATATTCGACCGTACCTCCCTCAATTCGAGCAATAAAAACCTCCATACTGAAGATGTTTAACATTGGTACCGCCATCGCCCGTACGCTCACGGTAGCATTAATAACTTCGCCGTTAGCGATGAAAGACGAAACTACTAACTCGTGATTTTGCATCATTCTTAACCCCCGTAAGAATTATTTATGTTTAAACCAAGCGCTTTCTATACCGATGCCCTCAGTTTTGAACACCGTGTGAACCAGAGGGCCGGTGACCAGCCTGTCAGCGAATGACTGCGCAACAATGCCGAACGCCACCATGTCACCCACCGCGGCGCCAGCCTGTTCTTTCTTCCAGAAACGATAACTCTCGATCCGGTAGTAAAGACGGATGATGCCGTGAGCGAACGCCATTACATCAGCGCGAGTACCACCCAGCAGCCCAGCGTTAAGCATCACATCGTTGCGGTGTTCTTCAATAAACTCCTGATAGATGCGCTCCGGATGATTCTGCTTTGCCCAGGTATCGGCGTAGGTCTTTGGTTCTGAACCGACATACACCTTTCCGGCTTCCATTTCTTCCCACGGCGCGCGAAGCATTTCGACATCGGTACCATCGGTACACCAGACGAACCGGTATTCAGGGTGTTCTCGCAGGTGCTGCCAGATGTGCAGCCAGCGACGGAAGTAGACATTCATCTTCACGTCAGGTACGAGATACAGCTCAACATCGGCCGGGGCCGTCAGTAATTCATCCACCAGCCCTATACGCCCACACTGGCGAAGCGAGGCCGCCCATTTGCTCAGCATGTCAGGCGAGGCCGCCATTTTCGTGCCGCGCTGCGGGTCAGGCTGACTGGTGAGCAGCGTTGTGATAACTACATCGCGCTGCTGACGGTATTCAACGTAACCAGTAAACCCGGAATCACGCCGTTCGTTGTGGATCTTCACGTTACGTTCCACCAGCGCCTGTCGGTCGGGACGCGGTACCGAACGCTCTACGGCTTCATGCTCATCGAGAGAATGGATCAGTTTTTCTGAACCTACCACATCACTGTAAGCCCACGTCGTCAAGCCAGCATTATGGATGCGCAGGGCGAGGTCACTGTGTTCGTACATGCCGCGACCGTATACCCGATCGAAACCACCAACCTTCTCGATAGCGCTACGGTGGTAATAGAGCATCACTCCGCGCTGCCCGGTGTACGCCACATGCTGATCGTCACGGTAAAGCACCGAAAGGTCATTGAGCTTATTCTGGCCAGCAAGATCGAGGAACTGGTAAGCCAGGTGCAGTTCGGGTGATTCGATGTATGGCAAGTGCCAGTTATCAGCGATGGGCCAGGCGTCATCGTCCCAAAGGAAAAGATGCTCACACCCGGCGTCCATCAGCGCGGTTAAACTGGCGTTCTTCGAAGCAACAATGCCGAGTGATGTTACATGGCGAAGCAGCTGCACGCCGTCAGGTACTACGGCGGCAGGTTTAGAGCCGTCGTCGATAACCACCACCAGCGCCCCGGCGGGCAGATGTTTAATGTGCTGCTCAATGGCGCGGTTTAAAACGACTGGCCGATTGTGGGTAGTGATGGCAATACCAATCCGTGACGCTGAAGCGCAGGCAGGCACAAACGGGACACCATCAATAGTGACCTGCATAATTTCTCCATCGGGGTTTATTGACGCTTAATGGTGACTTTTCCGTAAAGCGTTTGTTGCTTCACAATGCCTCGCTCCGCCTTCATGTGTCCGCGATCATCCCGCACAGCAGCAATTACCTCGCCTTTTTCATCATCAGCAGTGAATACGTGCTTAACCTCAATACCATTGAGAAAAACGGCATATCGTTCCTGAGCTGGGTTAATTTTCCTGCCGGGATCGCCATCCAATACAGTGATACGCATAAAGCCTCCCGTCAGAATCCACGCGACCGTGCATTCCAGAGGATACCGCCAGGCTTGAGCGCATTGCGGATAGCATCGTTCACCAAATCGCGCATCGCCTGTTGCAGTCCAGCTACTGAAGCTTCCTGCGCATTAATGCTTGCCTGGAGGGCTGCGAACAAATCGCTTTCACGCACGGCATCAATGACGGCCTGCTTCATTTCATCGCCAAGCCTAATCTTCGTCTTAGCGCTTGTTGCGACGGCGTTTTCGATGATGGATGAAGCCGCTTCATGTACATGAAAGCGATCAGCTTTAAACACTACCTTGCTCTGGTCACCTTCAATACCGAGGGTCATGCCAGCTTCGTGCGGCTTGCCTTTATCGGCGTCGTTCAACTTTACGTTATAGTTTGTAGACAATACGCCATCGCTAATCTTCGCATCGGTAATGAACACCTGGCCGTTATTAATCACCAGCGTCCCGTTCTTTTCGAAAGACCAGCCATCTTTCAGGACTTTGAATGCATCGCTGTTTCGGATTTTGTCGTCCAGATCATCAATAGCCTTTTGTGCGTCTGTGGTATCCAGCTCAACTCCAATATTGATTGCGCTGCAATACTGCTTCACACCAAAACGAGTATTGGCCAGGTGCTCAATGGCAAACGCCTGACCTTCAGCCGTCAGGAAGGTGAAATAATTTTCCTTTTGATACTCTGTCGCGGTATGGCGTGTTTCAGCGAATCCCAGCTCTCGAAGCTCAGCAGCGCCTGATTTAGCTGGTAGGTCACCAGACTGAAGCGCGCCACGGAAAAACAGCGCATAAAGAACATCCGTCGCAGCGCCGGACAACGTAATGATTTTCTGACCCATGATTTATTTCCTTTTAGGCGTGAGCCTGTCGCACGGCAAAGCCGCCGAAAGTTAACGGTTTGCCCAGGCTCACAGCTGAAAGACTTTCTTTGATGTGCGCGTGCGATGCGCATTAAAAACCCCGCGGGTGCGAGGCCGTTTTATACCTTGTAGGGGATAAGTGTTTTCTTATCCGCCGGAGGGGATAACCATTATCAAGCCCACCAGCAGGTGAGCTTTGTAATGGCTAACACTTAGTGTCACCTTGGCCAGCTGATAAAAAACATAAAGCCGATGAATGCGAAAAACAGCCCAGCGGCTGCCGCAACAACGATTAGAGCCCAAACAAGAATTGTTCCGATGGTTGCGATCACTTGGGCCTCACTTCTTTTGGTTGCTGGCAGTTCGCCTGCCACGCTTTGTTATGCGTCAGGATGTCTTTCTTCGTCTGGCGGTCCATAACGTCGATGTCGTGATCAGTCAGGTAGATTGGCTTTACCCAGTCACAGGCGGTATCAATCACCACCGGGACGCTTCCACGTGTCACGCAGCTCGCGATCAACATCGTCATCAGGCATGTGGTTAACAGTCTGCTGTACATTACTGGCCTCTTTCGTTGCTTCTACCCGGCGTTCGGCTACTGCTTGAGTGGCGGCGGCCTTATCTTCGGTGCGCTGCTGGTCGGCTTTGGCTTCGGCTTCGGCTTTGCTGGTGCCGCGAATATGGCCCAGGCCAAAGGCACCGGCGATAGCGGAAATCACCAGTGCGGCCAGCCCGATTATCGTTTCGATACCCACATTCACCTCACACCAGAATTGATTTCGCCAGGTTAAACAGCGCGCGACGTTTATCCAGCCCGTTACGGCCGCCATTGATAAGCAGCGTGACGCGCTCCACATCGCCTGAATGGAGCAGGCATCCGTGCGAGACGTAGAACCATGCGGCTGAGCGCGCGGCGAATTCATCCTTTTCAAGCAGCTCCGGATGAGTAACAAGGTCCAGTTTCAACGCCTGGCCACAACTGCGATAGTTGCTCAGGCCGGTAACCTGTTTCAGCCCACGACCGCGATATTTCCAGCCATCTCCGGCAACCTGGTTGCCCAGGTGTTCTTTTCCCCACTCCCCACCGTATACCAGATTGGCTATCGCTTTCTGGTTTGCCGGTTGCGTTGCAGTTCTGCCAAGTGCGGCGGCCTGCTGTTGCGTGATGCGGTGGCTGCCGAACGTAGGTACCAGGTTTTCTGCCGCGTAATTCAGGTTCTCCACCAGCCGGGTAAATCTGGTGCTTTCATGCCCCATCTGGGCAATGAACATGGCCTGATCAAGCGGTGCGGTAATGCCGTATTCCTTCATAGCGGCGTCGATATGCGGAAACCAGCGCGCAGCTAACCCGGCGCTGATACCAGCCGCCCTCTGAAATTGTGTTTGGTTCATTAGTGCCTCAGTGCATCAACCAGGCGCGCTACGTTTCCCCGAGCCCAGAGAACGGCGGCGCATATAAGGACGTTGACCAGCACCACAAACCAGTGTGATTCATGGTACAGGCCGAACAGGTAACGGAAAGGGATACTGGCGTACACCAGCACCGTGAAATAAGCCATCAACGATATCAGTGGACGATGTCTCGCCCCTCCACGCTGGTAGAACATGAGGGCAAGAACGATCACCCCGCAGATGATGGCATTCGCCATTGCACTCGGATCACTTGTTACCATTGCTGGTCCCTCCTCCACGTAAACGAGAGAGAATTCCAAACAGGCTACCCAAATCCTGGCTGTTGACGAACGTCAGCAGCTTAATCGCAATAGCGGCTACGATTACCGCGCCCAGCGCATCAAGTGGCCTGTCGCTATACCCCGTCCATTTGGAGAAGTAAGAGCCAAGAAGTGGAGCGCCAATAACGCCGAAGATGAATGAGGTGATGAAGTAGCCCACCAGCTTAAGGCGGCTGATATTAACCGCCGTAGCGACATAGAACACTGCACCAGCGAATGCGCCAAACACCACACCATAATCAATGCCGGTTGCCAGGCCGAACATGCTGGCCCCCATCAGACCACCAGCCGCTACCGTAGTGCCAGAAACAGGATCGGACATTTAGCCCCCTCTTATTGCCGTGAGTCCTCTCAGAACGAGGGGAAACAAAAAGGCCGCCATTTGGCAGCCCTTAGAAACAACAAAACCCCGCCGTAGCGAGGTTTTTTATATTTTCTTTCTAACCGTGGACATACAAAGCCCATCGTTAGTGTCAAATTACATCAAAAACGGCAACATTGCAAGAAACGTGACGTTAAATTACGCGATATCCGTCAAATTATCGTTTCTTGTGACTTTTTTCAGTTGGGTGTTTGAAAAACTCTCTTCCTGAAAGCAGCGAGAAACAAGCATTTCGTAGAATGGCTTCCAGCTGTAGCGCCAGGTGCGATCAGGAAGGCTTGGAAGTTCAGAGAATATTCCACGGTAAGCAACAGATGATTTTGGTCTGCTGTAGCCGCGCCCTTCGCAGCGCTTGCATTGCTTATAAACAGGTAAGCCTTGCAGCTCCGTTGCTTTACGGTCCAGTGTCTTTCCTGTTCCTCCACACTGGCAGCGCTTACTTATTTTCCCGGTACCGTTGCATTTTGCGCAGAGTGATTGCTCCACGTTCTTCACCTCCCGCTTCTTTTCGAAAGAAGATGGCGACTGTCCAAGGTCTTTTGCCCACTGAGGAATTCTCATTGTGTAATGGCTTTTGGTGACCGTACCGACTTTTTCAATAAGACCTTTACCGTTGCATTTTGGGCAATCGGATAAATCAGCGGCTGACGATGCATAGTCGTTATAGGCGAACTTAGCGAGGATAAGCATGCAGAGAGGGAATTTCTTTCCGGCGAGACGGCGTACTGCAAAAGGCGCGGATTGTTTGGCATATTCAGCAAGCCAGTTAATCGAGGCGTCTCTGTCCTGCTTGCTTACACCTGCCTTGCCCAGATACATGGCAAGACCAATTCCGGCGTCTGCCTGTGTCATGCCCAGCGCAGCCATAACATCAGTCACCGTCAGCTGTTCGCTGGCAGTAGCGCGCACACTGTCGGAAATATGCATTCCCTTCGGGGCAAAAAATTTAACAACGTTATCGAGGTCCATGAGCGTCTCCACTTACGCCAGTACGCCGATTTCCAGCGCACGATCTAAAAACCGAAACAACAGCTCCAACTGGTCGCCGTGCTTCGCTTCAAATGCCACAGGATCAGCGTGTAACTCATTGTGATGTGCTCTGCACAGCGGTATCACAAACAGGTCATGCGCTTTGGTACCCATTCCACCCTGCCCGTGGCCTATCAGGTGGTGGGGGTCGTCTGCCGGGTTATTACAGCAACAGCACTGCTGCGACTTTACCCAGCGGGTGTACTTATCGTTCTCCCAGCGGCGGCGCTTTGGCCTCAGCATGAAAGATTCCGGTGATTCAGGATCGACTTTCACCGAGACTATCTTTTTAACCTTCTCCTGGAGGATTTCAGTCGCCGGTAATGACGGGACAATGTCGCTTTCCCTCATCACTGACCTGTGTTGTTCTGGCTTGATTCTGAGTGCTTTACTCGCCACCGATTCAGGAACAAGGTCAGCCAGATCGTTACGTACCATCCACCAGCAGAACTCAGGAAGCGAAAGAGTGTGGTCAGGGCTGAAACCTAAATCAATATTTACCCTTTCCAGCAGCCATTTTACCAGGTTCTGCATGGCAATTCCTGCCAGTCTTTCAGTGGTTTGCTCACGTAAATGGTTATCACACGACCAGCAAAGACGAATGCTCCCCGGAGCGTGGCGCATAACCGTAAAATCACTGGCATGCCAGTCAGTGTGAGGCCACTGACATTCAAATTTTCTCTCCAGCCAGGCATCAAGGCTACTCAATCCACCAGCTCGCTGAATGACCCTCTCGTTAACGAAAATAGCCTGCATGTTGGCATCGTCAGTCAGGGGCTGGTGGGCTTCAGGGATTAATCCAGATGGCAGATGCTGTATGGCTTCGGATGGTGGCTCAATAACTACCCTACCCTGACGGAACAGCCAGAGCAGTTCGGTACCAGGGCGGAACAGAACCACCCCGGATATCGGCGCAATTTCAGGCGTCAGTATGGCTCTCACGCAATTTGCCCCTTCGCGACATGCTCTGCCCAAAGTCCACCTATCCAGCGCACCCCTTTCGCCGTGAAACGAGACTGATTGAACGCGTAGTTGGTCTGGTTAGTGGTCCCGGTCTTAACTTCAAATCGGCCTGCTTCGATGTGTTTACTCTTCGGAGTAAGCACGCGGTTCAGGCGGTACATGATGCCGTTCTCAATGAGGAACATCGCGAACTCAGGTTCTTTGGCGTTAAGGAGCTTGGCAACCTGCCGGAATGTCATTGACCCGGTGGCTTTGACGTAGCGATCAACAAATTCAGCCTTCGGTGCGGCAATTGCCAGTTCTTCACTCAGACGTTGCTTCTGTTCAGCAAGATCAGCGGCGAGCCGGAGCGCTTCAGGGAGTGTTTGGGGAACAATCATCCCGGCCCCGCTCTCCAGTTCCTGCCAGCGATCAACCAGACGGGCAGTAAACTCCGGGCACAGCTGCGCGACGATCACATAGCTGTCTCGCTTGTTAACTTCGTAGAAATGGTAAGTCTGCTGGTTCTGAGGATGGGTGTACTGCATTGCAGCATACCCCCCAATAACGCCGGATTTCATCAGTCGCTCGATGGTTACACAGACATTGCTGTGACGTGAATCGACCAGCTTAGCAATTTCACGACTGGACATCGTTATCTGCTGACCTATCGCGGCAGCATGGTTTGTCGGACACGTTACGGTGATGTTCATCTGATTCATGCTCTTCTCCACTTATCAGGCGGCTGCACCCGCCAGAGGTTCATGTTTCTTGATCGATATTTCTACACGTCCACCCGGTACCTTCGGTCCCCACTCCACCAGCATTTTCTGCACCTGGCTGTCATCCTCCCAAATGCCTGCGTGCGTGAGCGCGTCAAACAAAGCCTTGTTGTAGTTGTCGATGTCGCGGCGGCGTTCGTCTGGTGGGTACAACATAATTTCGACGGCAGCCGGTGCTGTTGATGGCCTTGGAAGGAAGCGAAGCTGCTCGACAATGGCGACACAGGCCGCGCTTTGATATGCCCTTCCTTTGGCGCTGATCAAATGGCGGCCCTTTAACGGCCCCTTATTCGGGGCTCGCCAGTATGTGTTTACGCTCGGTGGGAACGGTAGCACCAGTTTCATAACGTCACTCCCTGTTTTTTCAGCCATTCAACAGCGTTATCTCTGGCCTTATCTCCGCCGGATAGCAGGTCTTTGATGATCGTCACTGGATCTGCATCCCATTCCGTTTTGACGACGGTAATGCCCCTGGCAGCGCCAGGAGCAACAGTGATGTAACCTTTTTTCTTAAGCGACTTCACGTGCTCTACAGCAGCGTTCGGTGATGCGCAGCCAATTAATCCGGCAAGCTCCAGCATAGTAGGTGGAAAGCCTGCCTTTTCGATATGAACCTTGATAGCTTCAAACACTTCATTCTGACGCGGCGTTAATTCGATCATGACTCGACTCCATAACGCCCGTTCAGGCGTCCGATTACGCTGTTGAACATCACCAGGCTTACGCCCATCGGTTTAACCTTCTCGTGGTACTCCTTCAGGATCGGAGGCACTACGACATTCCAGCTTGGCTTTGGCTTCTGCTTTAGGGCTTTTTTGATGGCATCGTTGCATTGACGGGCTACATCACGCACAGCGTTCTCATGCTCGGTAGATAGCTTTTTCATGCGGCGCGCTCCTGTAGTTTTTTCATGGGAACGGCAACTGCCGGTATAAGCTCAACAGCTGGTGATTCAGATTGATTTCCCCAGTGGTCCCAGCCAGGCGCACCGCAACGGCTGAATAGTTCGATGCGTAGAACATCACCGTAAAGCATCTCCAGACGGAAACGCGCCTCTGCTGGCTTCTGGCTGTGCTCACCGAGTGGGCTGTAAATAACCTGCTTGATGCTGGCGCATTTGCGTTCAAGTCCTTTTCCCCTGGTGGCGATTAGCAGGTCTTCGGTATTGGCTCGGGTGTAGTTCCCGCCGTTCATGCGTGTTTGTACGTTCAACAGGTCGAGGAAGTCGTAAAAATCCTCCACACGCCCTGCCTGAAGTGCTTTGTTGATATGCTGCTCTGCCAGTGGGTTGAACTTTACCCAGGTAAAGCCCTTCATCGTGCGGACCTTAAAGCCCCACGCTTCAGCCAGTTCGATAGCCTCGCGGGTGTGGGTTCCGGTAAACCACATAGCCAGAACTGCATCATCGGCAGCCAGGTCCCAAACCGGTAAGCGCTTCATGTCGATCAGTTTCATCGTGTCGTAGTGATCTTCTGCTGCACCGTTACTGGCTTTGTTGTCATAAAGCCAGGCTGGGTCAGCGTAAATCAGTGAGTATTTCATCAGACATTCCTCGCTCGGCCAGCCAGACACCATGCATCAGAGGGTGCTTTCACTTTCGGCGCCATGCTCAGGCAACGCTGACGCTCAATCAGTATCTTCATCCGCTGCTCTTCGTTCTTAGAGCGATTGAAGGCATCCATCAGTACTGTGGCCGCACGCTGGTAGAGCCCTTTTTCAAACAGGCCTTGAGCCTTATCCATCATTGTGGTCACAGCCGGATTCAGAGCTTCTTCCTGTTCTGGTACAGCTGGTTTATCAGCCCGGTTAATTTTTAGTGCAGAACGCCCCTCGCTAACGTCACCACCCGGTGCTTTGGCAAAATACTGGTAGCACTTGCCGTTATGCTGGCGGGTTGCGCGATTCAGTTTGATCAGATGACATACACCGCGCTGAACAGCGTGAACGCCGTATTGAGGCATTGAAGCCGCGATCTGCTTGTTAGTTAACCCAGGATTTTCAGCGATGAAAATTTGAATATCTTTCAGAAGGCTCATGAGTTCGCTCCTCTGAAGCCCGCCGGGACTTTGCTGTAGTCGGTATTCTGGAAGCTGGATTTGAAGATTCCATCCTCACGCTCCCACTTCCCGTTAACACGCGCTGGCCTTCCAGCATTCGCCCAGTTGGTAGCGGACTTCAGGTACGCTGGAAACTTTGTTGGCTGGAAAAGCGTTTGTGGGCGCAGGTAGGCCGCCATTGTTAAATCGTCGCTCCACTTGGCGTTGCAGTAGTCCACCACCAGCGACAGCTCTTCAACGGTGAAGCCCTCCCCGATTCGGGCGCGAATGTTTTGCAGCGAGGTTGTTGAAACCTGATAACGCGAACTGGTCACCTGGTTCAGATGGGTTAAAACCTGTTTAGCCTGATCGGTGATCAACACATCACGGTCTGGTTGCGGCGCAACCGGACAAATAGGTTTATTAGTCTGCTTGTTTAACTCTGTATTAAAGTCTGTATAGAGATAGGATTCCGTACTTTCGCGGCTCCCAAGATTCCTGTTATTCGCGGATTGAGAAACGCAGCTTCGCGGTTTTGATTCCGCATCTTCACGTTTTCCATTTCGTACTTTTGCGGAATCGTTATTTTCTGGAAAGATTAATGAGATTAGAGCATCGCCGTCGATGCGATAATGCTTGGTTGGCGTGCCATTGACCTTTCGAGAACACGTCTCGATCACGCCAGGCAGATACTTGTTTACCAACTTTTTAACCAGCCGCTCTGTCTGGTCTTCAGTTAATTCGCCCGCCTCAGCTCCAAGCTCCTTGTGAGTTTTATAGAACCAGCCGTCTTCATCCCCAAATGCTGACCAGAATACGAGGTTATTAAGAACTGCTGCCAGCGCATGAGCCTGCTGGTCTTCTTTAAAGAACAGCAGGTACGGCCTGGGAAGAACAATGACGTTCTTCTGGCCTGACATTGACTGGACGATGTCAAAGATTCTGCTCATGGTCGTCCTTTAACTCTGTAAATTTACGCTGGAATTGCTCAAGAGGGCTGAAGCACTCATGATCGTACCCTTAGCGGAGGTATATAACGCGTCGAGTCTCGGGCTCCCATCTGATGACGCGCACCGGGACGCCATAGTGATCTCTGAAACGCCGGTTAAGTTCTCGCATAGCGCTCTCCCCTTCCGACGCCAGACACCCACAATCGCCATAGCCCTGCTGTGGTTACATGGAACCCAGCGGCCTGATACCATCCGCTCATACCGAAACGACGAGGTTCCAACAACGGGAATACCACGGAGTTGCGGGAGACGGTTGTTTACCGTTACACTGTTCATGCGTTAGTTTCTCCACTGATACGACACGCCAAGGGGCCCGGAGCTGCACACTCGCGGGCCTCACCCATTTCTGGGAGGCAATAAACACGGGAAATAAGGTTCAGGAACGTCATGAGAGTTACCCTGAACTGATATGCAATATCGTTAAGACTTTGCCACTCGCTCCGGTCAACTACGCCATCTTCAATGTAATGACGGTAAGCATTGACCAGCTCACCAAGTCTCCCCACCAGCTCGGCCAGTTTCAGGCCAATCTCTTCGTTTTCATCATCAGGCACGGCGCCGGGAACGTGAATTCCGTTATCAGTTTCACGAGAGAACGCGTCAGCGATGTAACTTACGCCAGCAGCTCTCTGAAGCACCATTGCCCAGCCCATTGGAAAGATCTGGTCGCCACCAGCACGAAGGCGGTTAAAGAGTGAATTCTGGGTTTCGTCCAGAATCTCCGCCGCTTCAGCGTATCCGCCTGGCAAAGCGGCAATCGTCTTCCTGATTGCGCTCACCAGCCAGGCGGGCTGCTTCTCAACTTTCCATTCAGGTTCTATACCCACGGTTAACCCCTTATCTCTGTGGTTACTGCTTGACTTTAGAATTGTTAATCTTGCTGTAGAGAGAAGCGTCGTATTTCAATTTCCCGTTCGTAATTCTTTCAATGTAAAGGGCCTGTTTTTCTGGGATTACTTCCCCCCATTGACATACGGCACTGTGAGTTACCCCTAAGGCAACTGCGGTTTTAGAAATGCCGCCGTAGTAATCGACGACTGTCCCTTTATGCATGGTTTGAATCCTCATTAGTTAGCATTCTTACATCGTATATGGACAGCATACTTACGTCAATAAAATGTAAGATTGCTAACGTGCATTCCGAGGAGATTTTATGGATACCGTTGGCAGCAGACTGAGATTTAGAAGAAAGCAGAAAAAACTTACCCAGCGCGATGTGGCTGAGTGGGCAGGAGTAAGCGCGTCTGCTGTGACCCAGTGGGAGAGTGATTTAACGAAACTTTCTGGTGAGAACTTGATATTGGTGTGTAAATGCCTTCAGTGTTCGCCAGAGTGGTTGGTTTTTGGTTCAGGCGATATCGAAAATGGCATTAACATCAACTTTATGTCTGCCAGAGAGGTTCCACTCATATCATGGGTGCAAGCTGGTAATTGGACGGAAGTAATTGGAAATCCTAATAATGAACAAGTGAAAACCACTCGAAAACTTTCTGATTCTGCCTTTGCTTTGAGGGTTAAGGGAGATTCGATGACTTCTAGCCAGGAGTTGAGTATTCCTGAGGGTTCTATTGTTATTGTTGAACCAGAGTTCGGCTTCGTGGATGAGGCAAACGGTAAAATTGTCGTTGCTCAAACGGTATCTGGTGGTGAGGCAACTTTAAAAAAGCTGGCGATAGATCCACCGTTCTCGTACCTAATCCCACTGAATCCTGCGTTTAAACCCATTGAGGTTAATCAGGAGACCAATCTAATTGGGATAGTTAAACAAATTATCATCGACCTTTAGCGCCTCTGGTTTCTTACAAGCCCGCTGATCATGCGGGCTTTTTCATTCCTGTAAAAATATAGTAAGCAAACTTACAAAATAGACTTGACTGAAAATGTAAGATGTCTAATATTACATCCATCAGCAGCGAACATTGTGGGTAGCAAGTATGAGCACAAGCGCAAACAGAAAGACGATTAAGTTGCCAGCCGGCGAGACCTTTGCGCCTATTAGCAATAAGTGTAAGAGCTGTGGCTATGTCGAATTGACGCTGCATGTAGATTGCAGCGCCTTGAAAGCTCAAACGCAGGTTGTTGAGGCGGTCAGCAAGCGTTACTTGCCATTAATCGAAAAGGTTCCTGGTGAGATTGTCGAAGTAATCATTGGCAAGCTGATCATCGAACTGAGAGCTCTCGCCTTCAGTTACAACGTGACCACAATTTCCACAGACAGCTCCCGCAAAACTGTCAGAACCTTCAGGTATCGCGGTGCTATCGAAGAGTTCGCCACTGCATTCTGGGCAAGAGAACTTAACTTCGTCCATTTGTAATATCCTTCTTGGTTGTGTGAGAACTCCAAGAATACCACCGAGCCTGATGTGGTGAAAAGACAGGCAAATTTTTGATTGCTGTGTGTAGTCTTGGCGGTCGGCAGTTTTGAATGTCCTTAATGTCGACCGCCCCTTTTACACAACTGAAAGCGCGTTCAGCGTTCAACTTGAGAGGCCGTAGTCGTTAAATCAACTCAGGAGAACGCGCTTCCAATTGTGGAGAAGCTAACTGGCGGTGGCAGCCGCCCGTTTCACTAAGTGCCCTGGTTGGGTGCTTATTAAAACGAAACCCCATTATTTTTTGTCGCCAGTCGGCGAGGGATTCGTGCAACCAAAATTCAGCGCTGTGCAGAGCGCGTATAACACGGAGAAACTATCCATGACGAACACACAGAACGTCACCGAGTTACAACCACGCATGACCCGGGAGCAGCTGATCGACGCAGCGCGTAAGGCCGCCCCTCTCCTTCCCCCAGCTTATCGCGGCATTATGACCGAACTGGCTAACCGCCTGGACTATACCAGCGTCGCGCTTTGTGAAGCGATGGCTCAGCGTAAGGAACTGGCTGTTCAGAACGCAACCTTGCGTGAAGATGTCGCAAGCTGGGCCAAAGAGTGTGACCGCATTGTTGAACGCCACACGAAGACCAGAACCAATATGCATTTACTGGAAGCCCAGCGAGAACTACGTGAGTTGTCTACCGTCGTCATTTCCCAAAATAACGAGGTGGCTCTCTGATGGCTAATTCATTCAAGCAAATGACCCGTGACGGGACCATCAAGCGTACCGATACCGGGATGTTTATCAGCCTTGACCAAATCCATGTGCGGGAAGGTTTCAACAAACGCGAAGATGATGAGCGTACCCGCCAGGCAGATGATGACCTTTTCAACTATCTGATGAACGGCGGTTCTGTTCCTCCGCTGGAAGTTATCGCACGTGATGAAGGTGGTGTTTGGGTTGTTGAAGGCCACCGTCGGCGTCGCTGCTATGCGCGTTGTGCAGAAGCTGGTAAGCCAGTAGACCGCATCCATATCATGCCGTTCAACGGTAACGATGTTCAGCGCCTGGCGCGCATCATGACCAGTAACAACCAGCTCCCGCTATCCGATATGGAACAGGCAGCTGTTATTCAGGAGCTACATAACGCCTTTAACCAGACCACCAGCGAGATAGCAAAGCTGGTTAATAAGTCTGTCCCTACTGTCGAAAAGCTTCTGCTTCTTAGCACAGCCAATCACGACGTTCAGAAAGAAGTTAAGTCCGGGACCGTGTCTGTAGATGTGGCCGTTGACCGAGTAAAAGAGTTTGGCGAAAAGGCCGGTGAGGTTCTTCAGAAGGATAAAGCTTCTGCTGCCGCCAGGGGGAAAAAGAAAGTCACCCGCAGCGTTATAGCGCCGGAGATTAGCGTTAAGAAAGCGCGCCGCCTTGTTGAGTTGATAAGCCTGGCCGGGATAAGTGACACGGGCATCATCTCTCTCGAAGGGTTGGCGCATGCAGAAGCCATGGAAATTGTCGACGAGCATAAAGCCATAGCTTCACAACGTTCAGGAGCACCAGCATGAAACTAAATTATGAAGAACTTGAAGCCAAGTGCGCGGCGCTGGCTGAGGAGAATGCGGGGCTTAAGGCCTTCAAAACCGCCGTATATCAGCAGATGGGCGCTGGCTGCGAGGCTCCTGAATTTTCTATCACGGAAGGCCTGAGAAACCTACGCCGCTTCGCTGACACGCTCCATGCCATCGAGCGCGAATTCTTTACCAAAGAAGTCCCTGATGAAGAATACGAAGGCGAAACCGTCGAAGAATGCCCGTTAACCTGGGGAATGAGTGTCGAACAATACGTTGCTGAATTCCGCAAATGCCTGGCTGAAGTGCGGGCGCAGGGTGTGGATGCTCTGGTTGAGCGTCGCCTAACTGCCGCTCGGCTGGCAAAAGAGGCCGGTCATGAGATTACTGCTCGCGACCTTGAGGGTGAGGCGATTAGAGCGAGATTCTTCGCCATGGAAATTCGCAAAGGAGTGCACTCATGAGCAATACAGCAAAACTTCAGCTCGGATTTTCCCCGCTGACAAAAACAATCCAGTTGGCAAAAATGCGCGATTTGGATGGTGTCGGGCGTCTGCGAGTAGGTAACGATAGAGGTCGTGACGTGACAAATGAAGCCGCGCAATTGGTTTGGCAGCTCGTTATGGCTGAGGGTGGTGAAATCGGCTGGGAGCTTGATGATAGTTCACGCATGGTGCTAAAGGCTGAAAAGCAGGAGGCCGCCCAATGAGCAACATCGACAAACTGAAATCAGCCTCAGCGAAAGCGGTCGATAACTTCGACCCGAATATGTTCGTGGAAACTCGCGATGTTCTGGCGCTGCTGGATGAGCTGGAAGCCAAAGACAGAAAAATTCTCAAGCTGGAAAAGCTGGCAGAGGCTGAATCTGTAGGCGCAGATAAAGCTGCGACATCTGGTGTTGAATGGATGAAACGATACCATGCCGCAGAGAAGCGGATTGCTGAGCTGGAGCGTAAAGAACAGCACAGTGAACGCCAGTCAGTAATTGATGCGCTGGCTGGTTCTGGTGAGGAATGGAGTGATATCGAAGAATACATGCAGAAGTGGGACGCGGAACGCGCCTCCGCAGCCGGTAAAGGGGAGTGAGCATGAAATACGAAATCCCGGAATCAGAAGATATTGAATGGCAGCAGGATATGCTCCGTGAAATAGACAGCGCCCTTGATGTCTTGCGTGATGAATATGAGCACGCAGAGGTAGTGGAGGAAATCATCAATGATATCACCGCGAGAATAGCATCACTCCGCGCGTACTCTGGATACTGAGGACTAACCTATGAGCACTATTACCAGAGAATTCACCAAAGAGCAGTTACAGCAAATTATCGAAACTGACCACGTTCAATGCGGTGAGGCTTCTTCGCTGGCGCGCATCGCGCTGGCATCACTCGAAGCGGAGCCGGTGTGCGTCATTGACCAGTCCAATCTTGATTATCTCAAATCGGGATCTGATGCAGACGTATGGCCAGCATCGAGAACAGAGATGGGTGATGTGCTTCTGTATCGCTCTGCCCCGCCAGCGCCGGTATCTGTGCCTGCCGCGTATGAACATACCGAGGACTTCAGTGAATACCATGAAGGCTGGAACGCCTGCCGCGCCGCCATGCTTCAGGGTGCCGAACCTGTAACGACGGCTTACAAGTTGCGCGATGCGGTAGAAATCATCCGCAACTCAGGAATAGAAATCGACTCCGGGAAGATTCAGGCAGAGCGAGATTCTCTCAACTCTCCGGTGATTCCGGATTGTTCGTGCCGCACCTGCCGCCCAGTGACTTTTAGTGATAGCCGCTTTGTCGTCTGCCCTGAATGCGGCAACAAACGCTGCCCGCACGCCAATGACCACCGGAATGCATGCACCGGAAGCAACGAGCCAGGTCAGGAAGGCAGTGCATATCCAGCAGCACCGCAGCAGGAGGTGAAGTGATGGCCGACACTTTCAGGGCAATGATTCAGCGCATCGAGGATGCGAAAGGAAAAACCGTTACCACTGAGGTGGAGCTTGTCTCTTACGTCAAAGAGCGTAGCACTGGAAACTCTGAGGCTCGTTATTACGTAAAGCACAGCAACCAGCAGACGGTGCTTGAGCAGGGAATGGTGATAAACAGGGATGGTTTTGGTAATCATCAAGCCAGCATCATCATCACTGATTTCCCCGGGCAGAAAACTCCGGAAGAAGCAGCGCTAAAACTAGCTGATTGGCTTAAGCGCCTTGGCGAGTCCATTGAGGCTAATTTCAAAAAGCCAGAGGTGGATGATGCCTAACCCATTCGACGCAGTAATGTTCGTGCTGCTGGTCATCGGCGCACTTCAGGGTATGGGGTGGCTGCCATGGTGAGCAAACTCAAACAGCGGCGCCTGCGCCGCCTTAAAGCCGACGTGGCCTGGTGGCGCGAAGAGGCGGAGTATTGCCGCTCCCGCCTGCTGGAGCTGGCTGGAGAAGTCGACAGGCTCAAAAAGCTAGTCATCCGCGTACCGATGCCGGTTCTCATGCCGAAGGAGATGGTCCATCAGATCTATTACACCGAAACAAAAAGATGTCGTACCTGCAATGATGGGCTCCGTGGTGGTTGCTCATCTTGCATTTTCTATATGAGATAGCCGGGTGCAGCCGGTTAAGTGGAGAGCTATACGATGAGCGGACAAAGCCAACGTTTTCTTACCCCTGATGACCTCTATCAGCTTACTGGTTATCGTCGCCCTTCCCTTCAGTGCCGAGCGCTGAAAGAAAGCGGTGTATTTTTCGTGCCCCGAAAAGACGGCAGGCCAGGAACTACATGGGATCATGTAACTAATCCTGCAGGCCTAAAGCTGGTAGTGAACAATCCAGAGGAAGAAGAACCAAACTTTAAGGACATGTAATGCCCAGAATCCGCAAAAACCCAGATGATAACTGGATGCCGCCCCGCGTTCGCCGGGGCAAATCAGCATATGAGTTCAGAACCCCTGACGGAAGAACAATCAGATTGTGCAACCACGATCTAACCAAGTCTCAGGTCTGGGCAGCCTATGAAAACTTCATCAACGATATCAAGGTTGGTTCCAATTTCCATGCCCTATGCGAAGAGTTTTTTAACTCTGGTGACTTCCATGAGCTGGCAACAGAAACCAGAAAGGATTACCGGAAATATGGTTCAAAGGTAAATGTCGTTTTCGGAAAAATGAAACCAGAAAATATCAAGCCAGAGCACATCAGAAAGTATATGGATAAGAGGGGGGTTAAGAGCAGAGTTCAGGCGAACCGGGAGAAAGCCTTTATGTCTAGGGTATTCAGGTGGGCATATGAGCGCGGCAAAGTGAAAATGAATCCATGCCAGGGTGTGAAGCAGTTTAAAGAGCAGGCGCGAACCCGGTACGTGACGGACAAAGAATATGATGCACTATTCAGCGTTTCGTCGGTACCGGTGAAGATTGCCATGGAGTTGGCCTATTTATGCTGCGCACGCCAGGGAGACATTCTGGATCTTAAAAAGAGTCAGATACTGGATGAAGGGATTTTAATTCAGCAAAGCAAGACGGCAGTGAGTCAGATAAAGGCGTGGACAGTACGCCTGTCAAATGCGGTCACCCTGGCTGATTCTCTGCCTTTAAATAGTGGTATGGTGAGCCTTTACGTAATCCACCAGCAGTCTGGTTCTCGTTATACACGTGATGCTTTTAATGCTCAGTGGATGAAGGCGAAAAAGTTAGCCGCAGAAAAATTTCCTGAGCTCGAATTTAACTTCACGTTCCATGATCTGAAAGCTAAAGGGATATCTGATCTGGAAGGAACGCTGCATGAAAAACAGGAAATATCGGGCCACAAAAATGCTTCGCAGACTGCACGATATAACCGCAAAATATCTGTAGTTCCGGTGGTTGGGGGGCAGTAA